AGTAGATGCTAATTCAATACCATTTAAAAATACTTCTGGAACACCACCAGCGTTTGATAATGCTAAAGCATCTCCTGTTAACGTATATGTTAAACCAGGGTTTACAGCGGTGAATTGTTGAGTTGCGGAAGAAGTTCCTGAGTATTGAGCTGGAAGAGAGAAATCTACGGTTGTAGAAGAATATGTACAGTCTCCAGTAGTTTTAAAGATAGAAAGTTTTTCATCTAGATTTACGATTCTATCGGCGTAATCTATGTTTGCTTGTGGAACTCGTAATTGCTGATTTAAACTATCGAAATATGTCTCAAATATTTCTAATTGAGTTTGTGTACCTATTTTATTAAACTCTAAAGGTGTCATATAACCCCTTTGTTCTTTATTTAGTATTAATAAAACGGTTTGATATACAGTATTTACGTTTATTGCCATTTTAATATTTTAGTTAATAGTGGGAGGGTCACGTTTTAAGTGACCCTTCACTATAATTATAGTTACATATTATTGTAACTTTTTCTGAATTGTTTTGTAAACTTCTACACCTTCATCAGTCTTAAACCACGCAGCTAAAGCTGAATATGGATTTTCATCAAATGGTATAGTCATTAGTTTTCTATTATTAGATCCCCAATGGAAACTTCTTTGATCTTGAGCTAATTTAATAATACCTCTTTCTTCAGCGATAATTCCAACATTTCTTAATCCAACATTTTCATCTGCGGCTATAGCCATAAAAGATCTAGGATTTTTCTTAGCCATTACAAGTAAATCTCTCCTAAGTTCTTTAGAACTCATAGTAGAAACTACCGATCCCTTTTCAACTCTTAATACTGCTTCAGCATGATCAATATCCATTTCTTTAGCAGCTAATAAAGCTTCAATTTCTAAGTTTATATCCTCTATTTCATCTTTAGCAATTACTTGTGGTTGCCATTCATCATATACGATACCTTTTTTTGGATGATATAAGGATAATAGTTTTTGTAAGTTTTGTTTTGCTTTAGGAACAGCTAAAACTCCTTCTTCAAATATAATATGTCCTAATATAATTTCTCCTTTTTGTTCATCAACAAATGGAGAGTTTTGATTAAGTGCATATCTTAATTCTCTTTGTTCTTCTGTTTTTTCATCAAAATATAATAATGATGATCTTCTTGAATTTTTTGATCCTAAAGTATAAGTTAATGGCTCTGCGCCATTTAATAGATGGTATCTTCTATCTTTTATCTCCCATTTTGGGGATTGTATTTCTTTTGTTTTCTTTGACATGATATAATATAATATAATTAATAAAAAATAAAGAGAATCTCCGCCCGAAGACGGAGATAAACTTTAAGTAAGAATAATCTTAGTTTTGGAATAATACGAAATTATTCGCAGCTTGAGTAACTAAACATCTTTCAGACAACCAGTTAACTTGCATAGCATCTAAGTTAGTAGTGTAAGCACCACCAGCAGATCCTGTGATCCAGTTTTTGTATCGTCTGTCTTCAGTTTGAGAAGCTCTATATCTAACGTGCAAGAATGGTCTTCTAATGTTAGTACCAAGTTGTTGGTCATATACAGTTGAAGTTCCAGCAGGTATTAATACACCTTCAATATTACTTACAGCAACAGCACCTCTTGTAGAAGCGTCGTTTAAGTATTTCCAGCTAGTTTTATAGAAGTCATAAGAACCTCTTCTAAAACCAGAGAAACCTAAGTTAAGTGCCATATCTTGAGAGTTTTCAAACAAACCATAAGCAACACCACCAGCAATACCAGCAGAAATTTGTCCTAGCATGTCATCAAAATCTAGATCTAGCTCCCTATTTAAGAAAAGCATGTTTTCTTCGATAGCACCTTGAGTATCAAGATTTTTAAGTACTTGATCAAAGTCAGATAATCCTGTACCAGCAGAAAAACCAGCCATAATATTACCTCTTGCTTGAATAGCAGCAAAAAGACCTTGAGTACCGTAAGCTACAGCAGCACCACCAGCCGCGGTAAATCCAGGTACGTTAACTGATTGAGCAGCAAAGCTACTACCACCAGCACCCGTAGCTAGTTCACCTTCAACCATCGCCATTTCTAAATAGTCATCAAATCTTAATCTTGTTTCAGATTCAGATTTAAGATACCATAAGTATCCTGATGTACCATCTTCAGTCGCAACTTCTACCCATCCAATTTGAGCCATATCAGAACCATTGATTTCAAAAGAATCTTTGATTATAATTGGGTTATTTGAATATTGAGTAAATTGTGGTTGAATAGACTTGTAAGTATTTGCAGTACCAGCATTATCTACAGGTCCCGCACTTCCTTTAGCAAAGATAGAACCATAAACAAACATTTTCAAGTTTGTAGCTCCAACTCCTAAAGTGTCAAAGTTAGCAGCTGTAAAAGGATAAGCTCTAACTCTTTGTCCAATACCACCAGGTACACTGTCTCTAACAACAGCTTTTAATGTTACACCAGTAGCAGGGTTCATAACGACAATTGTGTCGTTAGGGAAAATAGCATTAGCAACCGCAGGTGTACCACCTAATGCAAATTCTAATTGAATAGATCCTGCACCACCAGTTTGATTTACGTTTGAGTATGCTACATGTAATCTATTTTGTTCAGACCAGATTACTTGGTCAGATGTCATTGGCAATTCAGCGCCAACCATTCTAAGGAAACCATTTAATGTTCTGTTTCCATATCTTTCTACCTCAGCTTCATAAACTTCTGGTAGATATTGCTGAGCAAAGTCATTAGCACCAGCGTTAAACGCTAGGTAATTATTTTGCAATGCAAGTTGTTGTTGAGAAGGTACTATACTTCCAAACACCGGAGCAATTTGTCCCATAATAATTAATTTTTGTTTTAGTTAAATTTACGTGTTTTGATTTTCAATTTTGAAGAATCAAGACAACTGATCGCTTTAACTTTTAATCCTCCAACAAAAACTTCTCCTGCGGGTGCAGGTCTAACTTCTTCTGTTATGTTTTTGGATTTTGCAACAAGATCTTTAGTAGCATCGGATTTACCTTGCTCATAAAAATGCTGCGCAATTTTGTCAACATTGTCAGCGGCGTACATAGCTTTATGATAACCTTTAACATCCTTTACATTACCTTTATCATCTAAGAACCTCTTAATTGTGTTTGTAATATTCGATTGTTTAGTTGCAACTTCATTAGGACTTTTAACTCCATATCTAAATTTCTTCTCACCGACTTGGAAATCAAAACCTTTGAATTCATCAGCAAAATATTTTTTAGTATTAGACTTAAAGTCTTCATGTTGTTGTTGAGCTGTGTTTTGCTCTTCGTTGTAGCGATTGAAAAAGTCCATAGCTTTTTGTTGGTCTTGCGTAATTCCGGGTCTCAACTTGATTTCCTCGTAATATTTGCTTTTTAAACCTTCTAAATGCTGTTTCGCTTTTGCAACCTCTTCTTTATAAGCGAGTTTCTTCTTACGAATATCTCGCTCCTCATCCACTTCTTCATCAAAAGAAAAATTATCTTCTATCATGAAGTTAACTTCTTCTGAATTTAAGTGTGATTTGGCTTGTTTGTAATACTCTCTTAAAAGAGTATCATTATCTACATTAGAATAATCTGCATTTAATCTTACATAATCTTCTAATGTTCCACCTGTTTCTTTCATAAAGTCTACGACTTTTTCGATATTTTCAGGTAGTTTAGCTACTTCTCGCGCCTCTTCAGGCGTTGGAGCAATAACTTTTTCTTCTATTTTTTCTCCTAATTCTACAATTTCATCTTCTACTTTTTCTTCAATAGGTTTTTCTTCTTCAATAATTTCTTGTATTATTGGTTCTTTTTCTTCTTTAGTTTCAGAAACCTTGCTGGGCTCTGATACTTGTTTGTCCACTTTAGAGCTATCTCCGGCTTGTTCTGCCACAGCCACCTCCTTTGTTTCTCCGACTTGAACGGCATCTTTTTCTTCCTTTTTAGGTTCGTTAATTTTAGATAAATCTACTTTAATAGGTTTATCATTTTTCACTAGTTTTTTAGGTCTCTTTTTAATCTTAAAAGTACCCTCTTGTTTTACTTGTTCTGACATAATATAATATAATATAAATTAATAAAAATGTTTATTGCGGTTCAAATTGCTCTAAACCAAATCCGCCTAAATTATCATTACCAGCGGATTCAAAATCTGTAGGTAATAAATCATTTTGACGTTGTTCAATCATTTTAGATTGTTGTGTTGCTTGTATTTTAGTTCTTTTATCTTTTCGATCTTCTATAAATTGTTCTTTTTCTTTATCTTTACTTATTTGAGCTTGTGCTAATTGTAAACTATACTGGAATTCTTCTGCCATTAATTGTTTCTTAATTAACGCTTCTTGTTCCATTCTTTGAATTTCAAATTGAGATTTAGCTTGTTCTATTTGAATTTCTGTCTGTGCTAAAGCTTGTTGTTTTTGAACTTCATTTAACGCTGCTTGTTCAGATTGTTTTGCATTAGCTTCTGCTTGAGCTTGTATTTGTCTTTGTTGATCAGCTTGATCTTGTTGTTGTTTTTTAACTCTTCTAAATTTTAATACTTGATTTGCTAATTTAATATTTCTAATTTGTCTAATATCAATAGCATCTTCAAGATATATTTGATTTTGTTGTAAAGCCATTTGAATATTTTGTTCAAGCATAGCTTTTTCTTCTTCTTCCGGTTCTAAATCTAAAAAAATTCCAAAATCATAAAGTGATAATGATTTTATTTCATCTAAAGTAGCTACATTAAAAGAATTTAAAGCGTTTTTCATAGCTTGATTTGTTAAATCAAATTCTAAAGCATCAGCTAATCTTAAAGAAATATTTTCACATGCTCTTAATGTTAAATACAAACTAGCATTTAATATGTGTTTTGTTGCAATATTAGAAGCATTAGCAGCCATTTTCTGTAAACCAACTAAAGCATCTTTATCCGGCAATGTGCCATCCCTAGCTTCATTTAATCCTGTTACATCTCTTATCATTTGTAAATAATATTGATAAGTAGAAATTAAAGATTGTATTTTTGCATTAGATGCTGAGGTTTGTAATTCTTGTATAGGTACTTTACCTCTATTGGGAGCACCAGCTTGAGTTAATGATCTCCCAACTATACTACCAGTTTGGAAATACATATTTAATGCTTCTTGTGGATTGTAATTTGTACCGTTACCTAAATCCACCTCGGAAAGACCGTCAACATCTACAAATACCCCATCTGGTACCATTCTTTGTATTACTTGTTGTAATTTTAATGAAGTTAATTGTATTAAATCAGCAAAACTAGTCATTCGACTAACTAAAGATTCTATACGACCTTGATATAAACTTGGTGCACAAATTACATAATTCATCTTTA